CGAGGCAAATGATTGTGAAGAATGTTAACATAGCTGGTTGCTCGTGATGATCTGACCGCGTTGATCGATGCAGCTGTATCCAAGACCTGCAATCTCATCGATTGCCCAGGGTGTCAATGTTTTGGTTTGTGTGAGACGGCAGAAAAGGAATGCCTCCTGATCGACAGGGTAGGCGCGAACTGTGCCGTATGCATCCCTTAGCTCGAAGCGCAAAGGCTTGAGCTTGTAGCTGTCAATCCTGACCATTAGTTGGAGCCTCCGAATGTTTTCTCGTCGATGGTGACCGACTCAACCTTGAATAGGTTTTTAATGCGGTCACGCTCTTCAATGGCTTGCTCCATTGTCTCGCAGATCATACCGAAGCCGCTGACGTTGGCTGCAGGCTTGTGCTCTGGTTTGTAGTGAGCGTTGACGTAATAGAGAGTGAAAGGCATTGGGTCGTGTGAAGTGCGACTGAAGGAATGATGCAGCCTGAGCCTGGTCAGTGTCAAGGGATTAATGATTAGCACTGCTTATTGCTGTGATTAGCTAAACTTATAGGCCGAACAGATAAAATGAGATTGAGACAGGCGAGACACACAGTGAGAAAGCACCATGATCCTGTCCAGAATTGCCTTGCGTATCTGTCTTTGACACAGTTACGCAGAGGCTGGACCGCAGTCATATCAAGGGATCTGCCGTGTCCAGCCGCGAAAAACCAGTGGCCAAGGGCACCACCCCAAGGGGGGAGCAGCGTCCCGGGGCAGTCGTTATATGACTTCAGAAATTTTTGTCATTTTCTAAGGCAGTAAACACCATCGGAAAGCATTCTTTAATCAGTTCGCGACACTGATCAGCAATAATTCGATGTTCATGCTGTGTTCCGTTACCACAACGCAGGTCACAATAATGAATCCACGACCTCAACGTTCCATTCATATACATCCGGGTAGGACTTGCTAGCGGTAAAACCTCTCTTGCACACTCTTTAGCCACACCTGCACCAATCATTTCATCGTAAAGCAGCATTGCCTGATCAAACACATACTGACTTTTAAGTTGAAACTCTTGAACAGTAAAATCACTCATATCATCTGTACTATTCTGTCTATTTTTCAAGTCTTGTTTACGGATTGCAGGTATAATTGGATTTGACTCTACCTTTGCGTACCGTTGACTAAATTCTTGAAAACTAAATGACCGATGTCGAAGAATTTGAGCAGAAATAGCACGGGTTGTGTTTATTTCTACGCACATATTGACCATTTCAAAGGGTGACCAATGTTTATGATCAATAAGATATTTAATTAATTTAGCACTGGTCTCAGTGTTGTTTTGATTATTAGGGTTCGACACCCTTGCCATATAAGAAATAAGACCATCACCATCGTAAGTGGAATGGATTAGTCGGACTGAATGAGGAATGGAATACATATCGTATGAATAGGTGGATGATGACAAAAGAATTGTCAGTAAGTACAGTAATATATGTCATGTATATTAATTACTCAGAAACAATTTAGTTGTCATTGTTAGTCGCTCGTCTTTGGACTCGCTCCCTTAATGTTCAGTTGGGGGTTGGGCGGTTCTTTTACAGAATAATGATTCAGGCATTATTAACAGAAAAAGGGGAAAGATTTGTCGTCTTTCCCCGGTACAGAGTTCGAGTCCACCCTTCTCTCCCCCTGTATACGGCAGGGACCGGTCAAACCCATTGGTATGACTGGGATGTCAGGTCCACGTGTAAACGGTGGTTTTTGAGTTACCTCTAGCTGCTTGTCGTTGTTCTTTGGTGAGTCCTAAAACAAGATGATTTGCACTTTCATGAGGGTTTTCAATAGTGGATTGAAGGAGGTCAGCCCATTCTTCACGTTTACGTTGGTTAATTTCTTCTTGTGCAGATATACCAAAAGCGTCAGTAAAGTATTTGACACCTTGTGCAAGTGCATCTAATCTGTCATCATGTTTGACGGCTCCTTTTTCGCGACACATGCGACTCATTTGGTAAAAGAGCATGTATAACAAACGTTTTTCTGGAGCTTCATCTTTGTTGGAGGTGTAATCCCAATCAATGACACCGCGATCAACAATAAGACGGTGCTGATTAAGAATGGGTTCCAATGCGTCAATGATTCTGTCTTCTTTACGGACGTTTGCTCGTACTTCTTCGACATCGATAGATAGTTTGGTTGTCTGTAGGTGTTTTTTAAATAACTCACTAACGATACCGTCACCAAAGTTTGTTTCAATAACCAGTTTAGTCACGCCAAACTTTTTACAACCTCTTAGAATGTCCAAGAGCGTTGAGTCTGAGTATCCATCTTTGTAAGCACGCACTTCGTGCAAGTACAAAAAACCGTTTCGTTGCGAGATATAAGCTGCTGCTGTCTCATCCGAGCCACGACCCGACGGGTCAACCGAGCAGATTGTCTCTGTGTAAGGACCCCACTCGCCTTGGAGCTGCATTGGACTGTAGAAATAATCTCCAGGTAGACCGACAGTGGGAGCATCTTTGATGACGTTTTTTGGGTCTGAGCACCAGACGACGGAGTCAGGAGCAGTAGTAGGGTTAACAGAGGTGACCACAAGGTCAGCCATTTTAAGCGGGAATTTTTCAGCATCACTAAGACTTGTGTCGAGCATGAACTGCAACATAAAGTTGCTACGACCCATCGAGGCTTCACGTTCAACAAGGTCGTTTTCGTTAAAACGGTCAGGGTCAGTTACTTCCCATTTGTCTGCACCATTATCCATATCAGCTACTAGCTGGGGCGCTAACAGGCCTTCGTATTGGCTTACCTTCCTTGGGTACCTAGCAGGCCAAACAAAGGGCTTGTAGGACCGCTCAGCTAGCTTACGATAGACAGTAAAGACTGTTTGAGGAGTACCAAGGTACATGATTCGACTATCTTCTTTAGGCGTAAGGATTGATTCAGCTTCTGTACAGAGTTGAAGCAACTTTTCACGCATAAGTTCTGTCATTGAGTTACCAGGAACTTCAATGTCGTCAAGAATCATTAAGTCAGCACGGCTACCTGTAAGCTGACCAGTAATGCCCACTGATTTAACAGAAGGTGCTTGGTGAGGGGAGCAATTGACATCAAAACTAATTCGGGACCAACGGGCGTCATCAGATTTAGGACGCAAATGTACCAACCAGGGCGTTTCAATGATTAATTTTTGCAGGAAGATGGACATGTTGTCGGCACGTTCTTTAGATGCCGAAATAATCATGATCTTTTTCTCAGCATCGTTAAAAAGAGTCCAAAGCACAAAAGCCCCAGTAATCCAGGACTTGCCAACACCCCGGAAGGCTTGGATTTGTAAACGTTTGGGACCGTGCTGTAGATAATCAGCGATTGCATATTGGGCGCGTGTAGGTGAAGGGAGGTCAAGCTGCGTCCACAGTGCCTGCAAAAACAGCTTGAAATCTCCTTGCAACGCCTCAAGGACGTTTGTCATTTTTTATTAAAATATTCTTTGTGCATACGCAAGCCTTCTTTTTTAAATGTTTCAGCATCAATTTGACCTGCATTCAATTGAGCACGAAGTGCGTCGTAAGCATCATTAACTACTTGCTTGCGGCTAGGAACTTGTGGTTTAGGGGCAGCCGCAGATGCTGCTTGCGGTACAGGTGCGTAAGATTGTTCAGGTGGTGAATAATTCACAGGAGCAAACGGATCAGGTCTGCCCATTGGAACTTCAGGGCGAATAGGATCACCAGACATATCTTCCATGCCTGAGTATGATTGTCGTGGCTGAACACCCATAGCATCCAATGTGGCATCACCAGCAGGTGCTGGGGCAAGACCTTCCAAAGCAGCCCAAGTAAGTCCAGCACGGGCTAGGTTTGGAATTACTCCACCAGCTACAGTACTTAGCAATGTACGACCTGCTGCGCTACCAGCACCAATCGCAAGCTGGTTAGGAATGCTGGGAGCCCGGAACCGTCCACCTGGAACAGCACTAGGATTGTTGCCAAAAAGATTCATTTGACCAGGAGCTTGCCCAAATCCACCAGGCGGTTGTCTTGGTGGTGTAGCTGCTTGAGTGCCACGAGCTTGTACAGGGTCAAGCGTGGGCGGACGTGTCAGTGATTGCTTAACGTTCCGAAAATCACGAACATTACCCTGCCTGTTAATTGCACTTGTTTGACCTTTTGCATTAATAGGTTTACGATTTTGTGCTCTACGTTTATCAGCGGCTTGTTCTTGTCGAAGAGCTTCAGTATCAATTCCGTATAGATTAAGAACAAGCTTAGCAAATGCGTCTAAAGGATTCATTATGTTATGTGTGATAAAATAAGATGTTCACGGAGTTTATTAACTCCAAATTTTTTTCTCATCCATGTAAGCCAATTGTCACTTCCTTTATCCTGATTACACTTGACGCAGGCTGGTACCAAATTGCTTGTAATGTCCTCCCCACCGAAGGTGCGAGGATGAACGTGATCCAAAGTAAGTTCGTGTAATTCATAAGTTCCTCCACAATAAACACATGTGCATCCGAAATGCTCTTTAATTGCACGTCTCCAAAGACGTTTAGCTTCAGGTGATGTCATGGCTATTAGGTTTTGTAAATAGTAATCAGGATTGGGAAGTAAAGGCGTCATGCGTATCTTTTATTCAATCGTGGACGCCGCCTGTTCTTAGAAGGAGATTCAAGTTTGCCGGTGTTTTTACCCGTGTGAGAAGCATCTTTACCATCTCCATTACCGTAAGTACCTAGTTTACGGTTTAGTTTATTAGCTGCAGTACGAATTTTTAATCCTTTTGCAGTTTTGTTGTACCTTCGTTGTTGTTTGCGGCGACGTTCTGCCGCTTTAGGATTCTTTTTGTAGTATTCAGATGTCGTTCCGTGTGCCATAAAGCCTATTTTGTACGAGTTCTGGATCAATGTCAGGCATAACTGCGGCTAATTTAGACAAAGCACTACCATCAGATGCAACACCAGTAATGTCATTTGTTTTTAGCCAGTCACAAGCTGCTTTTAAATCGGCAGTAGTAGCTTCACCAGATTTAATTCGTGACAAAAAACTCTTAGTAATTAGACTATGAAGTTCATTAAATTGATCTTCTGAAGCTTTTTTCTTCATTAATCCCAACTCCTCCTACGCATACGATCAATGATGCGTTCCATTTGTGCTTCAGTTCTAGGTGTAAGATTACCTTGTGAACGCATTTGTTCTAAGATTGCTTTATCTACTGCAAAATCTTTAGCGTCGTATTGTCCAGTAACGCTAGCAATCATCATACGTTGATTTGAAGGGTTTTTCTTTTTAATGTTTCTAGCCATTTTAAACTGCTCCTGGGTACTTAGGTGTGCCAGGTTTAACACGTTTTGGTTTAGGAATTTTCAACAGGTTACGCAAAAATTTTTCAATGTCTTCAGCTTGGGTTTCCATTCCATAAGGAGTAGTTCCAGGCATAAAATCTCGAATACCAGGAACGTACACACCTTCTTTTCCTAGTCCCATCGGGCCTACGTAGTCTGCACCGGGGTCACCAGGATATTCTGGCGCTGCGCGGTCTTCATATTTAGCGCCTGGTAGGTTACTTTTAGGCGGCATTGGGTACATATCAAGTGGCGGAACTCTTCCTGTAATACGCATTACAGTATTTAAAAGTTCTTTATTTTGACTTGAATAAATACCGTAGTCTTTTTTGTCAGCCATTAAATTTTACCATTTAAATTGTTCTTTGTAAGCTACAATTGGAACAACGTCATGACAAAGCTTTGCGTACGAACTATTAGGTCGGAACATGAATCCAGCTTTACCTAGCTCAGCACATTTAAGTGCACGAACTAATTCATAATCCAGTCGCATCTTTTGTTCATGTCGTTTTGCGATAGCTTTACATTGTTCAACCATACTGCCGTCAAGCGGTACGGAAAAATTTAAGCTAAGTCCAAAATTACTGGTACGCTGATAGTTATCAGTATGCACATCACCGCCTGTATAAAACGGGCTAACTGTCATTGTTGTACCGTTACATGAATTGTTAGCGGCAAAATGTTGACGACTAGGTGCTCCAGTATTTTGAAACTGAATAGCTTGGTTAGTTACGTTACCCGTAGCTGCGGCTACAG